TACACTATTAGCTAAAGCTAAGGTTGTTAGTTGTAACACCAACAAGACCCAAGTAGTCAGCTGCGTTACCAAGTGATGACGCAGTGTTAGTTAGTTCAACATAACCATAACGTGTCATGAAGCTAACTACTGGCTCGAATGTTGCCGGATCAAGAACAACGCCAGAGCTCATTAGTGGGATGTATGGGCAATAGAATGCCGCTGCATCTGATTCACTTGAACCTTTGTAACCAATGATAACATCATCAGATACTGCATATGTGTTAACATATACCTTCATTGCGTTGTTGATAGTACCAACCATCTTAGTGTTAGTTGGTGCTTCGAAAGTACCTTCTGTAGTACGTGCAAATGCCGAAGTAGTTGCTGACTGTAGAAGTGTAAGAACAGTTGGTGAAACAACTGCCCAGTTACCTGCGCCGCGACGTGTACGCTGAGCAATTAGGTTTGATACTCTGTTGATCTGAACAGCAAGTGCTGCGTGCTCGTCGCCAACGAAAGTAGCTGTACCCGATACTGCTGCTTGGTCATAAGTCTCAACAGCCGAACCTGCTAGGGTACGTAGGCTGCGTAGAACTTCTTGGTCGATTTCAGCAGTAATCTCTTGAGCAAGTGCTGCCATGATTTCTGCTTCTACGTCGATACCGTGCATTGCTTGAGCATCTTGTGCAGATTCAAAAGTCCAACGTGCTGATAGCTTACGTGATTTAGCTTCAACAGTTTGCTTCAAGATTTGGATGCTCATCTTGTTACCAGCAACACCTTCAAGTGCCGCAGTATTTGCAGGACGACCATTACCAGTGCCAACGTTACCTGAGTAACCTTCAGCAATCTTGAATGGTGATAGTGCTTCTTCACCAGCAGTGACGTTTCCGCCAGTTGCGTCTGTGAAGTTATCACTATAACGTACACGTAGAGTGTGGATTTGTGATACCGGACCAGTCATTGGCTGAACACCAACTAACTCGTTCGCGATAACTGTTGGCATAACACGTCTGATCACCGGTAGGATTACACGGTGTAGTGTTGCGATATTACCAGCAGAAGTAGCGCCCGCAGTTGCAGTCTCTGAAAGATACCTACGGGTATTTTCCAATGTTGACGACATTACTGCTTTTTTATTGCCTGTTAGGCCTTCAAGTAGGGCACCCTTAGTCTCCTGCCAGCGGCTTTCTAGTAGTTCTGACATTTTCTGATTCTCCTTATTTCAATCCTGCAAGACGACGCATGTCTAATACATTGTTGTCCGCTATAGATGTCATTGATTCTGTTTTATTGCCTGTTATAATTTTGCCTTCGGTTAGGGGTGCCTTCTGCTTCATTGGTGAATTGCCATCAATTACTGATGGCAGATACTTATTAAAAGCAGTGCTTAGTCTGCTTGTTTGTACCGATTCTAACAAATCTGTCATAATTTCTCTTTGGTCCTTGCTTAAAGGTCCAACTAGGTGGTTTAGTACTTTTTCTCTATTTTTTGATTCGACTAGGCGTTTGACTTCGTTGTCCTTTGATTCAGCTAGGCGCTTTGCTTTTACTGCAAGAGCTTTTGCTTCGGCAAGTTGCTTGTCTTTCGTAGTAAGTACTTTCATTAGCTTAACAGTTTCTGACTTTTCATTTAAGTGACTATTCAGATACTCTCCAGCAAATGCTTCAAAGATTTTACGACCAAAGTCGTTCTTACGTGCAACGTTAATATCTTCTTTTAGCTGTCCAATTTCAGAACGTAGTCCTGAATTAACAGTTTCAGAAATTGCTGTTGCACTTCTTTTAATAAAGTCATTTCTGACTTTAGCTAAATGAGCTTTTGACTCGCGTACTAGGCGAACCTTTGTCTCAGCTAGGTCTTTCTTATCTTCTTGGAATTCAGCGAGCTCTTTTGCAAGTTGATCTACAACAAATTCCTCAAGCACAGCAAACTTAGTTGCAACTGACTTTTGGTCTTCGTGTAGTTCTGAAATTTCACCAGCTAGTTGTTCTAGTACAAAGTTCTTCATTATTTTTGCGTCTTCACGCATCTTAATTGTATACCTTGCTTTAGCTTCTGCTAACTGCTTACGATCTTCGTTAAATTCTGACATTTCTTCAGCAAGCTTTTCGCTTACTACTGTGTCAATTGCTTCGATCATAACACGCTTATCGTGCTCATATTTCTCAGCAAATTCTTCACGAAGTTCTGACGTTACCTGTTTGCGGTTTTCTTTAACCTTTGCTTCCCAGGCTTCGCTAATCTCAGACTTCATTTGCTCAGATATCGCGTCACTCTCTAAAAGGGATCTTAGTGCTTCCATTATTTTCTCCTTTACTGGAGCCTGTCTATTATGTTCAATAGACTCTCTGCAATATATTTTTGTGCCTGTTTGTTGCCTTGTACTTCTTTACTTGTAAGTAATGCCTTATATCCACCCTTAGTGTTCATTATATGCTCATATATTGGAGTAGGATATGCACCAGGGGCGCTAGGCTGTGCCACAACGTCCACGGTAATTATTTCAAATTCTGATACTTCGCCGGAACCGTCTTCTTTAACGTTTCCACTACCGCGTGATGAAACCCCTAGTTTAACTCCGCTTTCCAGCATTGTTTTAACTAGGGCTCCCATTGGTGTCGGAAGTATCTTCAGTTTACCATAACCGTTTGGTCCATCCATCCACATTTCTGTGATCATATGGCTTACGCGGTCAAGGTTGATATTAAGACCTTCTGGGTGATCTACTTCGCCGAGAACTGAATATCCTCCGCTAATTTGATCGTTGAGAGTGGTGACAGCCCTGCCAATTTCGTTAACAGGATACACACGCTGATTTGCGTTGCGTATTCCGCCTTGAATAACAATTCCCTTCATATGAAGGTCCTTGCCATCATTAGCAGATTCAACAACCATTCTAGCTTGGTCGAAACTTAGACTCTCTCTTAAGTAATTCATCC